TAGTTACTCAAGGTTGACGTTTACCTCATGGCTTACATCAGCAAAACAAATGGTACACCTAAGGAGAATCGAACTCCTCTTTCCGCCTTGAAAGGGCAGCGTCCTAACCGATAGACGATAGGTGCAATTAACTACAACAAATTTTTAAAGAACATTTGGTTGATTTCTCAACTCATGCATGTAGTATAACACAACTGCATCTTTTGTCAACAACTTTTTTAGTGTCGTTGTTTTTTTACAACTGGAGTTGGTGACAGGATTTGAACCTGCATAAAACAGATTTGCAATCTGCTCCCTAGCCTTTCGGGTCACACCAACATAAAATCTGGTACCAGCGTAGGGGATCGAACCCTATCAAGAACGCTAATCTGGCGCTAAAAGGTGTATAAGACCTCTCTGACTACCAAGTCTCGCTGGCATTTGGTGGAGAGTCAGGGAGTCGAACCCTGTGGCCCACTTTCGTGAGCCTACGGATTAGCAATCCGCTGCATTACCATCCTGCCCACTCTCCATTACTTGGTGTGCGTTACGGGATTCGAACCCGCATCTTGAGGTTTCTAGCCCCATGTCATGACGCCCTAACATTTAGACCAAACGCACATAATTGGTGGAAGCTGAGAGATTCGAACTCTCGGACCCTTTCGGACCGGCAGTTTTCAAGACTGCTGCAATAAACCGGACTCTGCCAAACTTCCATATTCAAACACACTATCTTCACTCACTTACGATTGTCGTAACCAGCGGAAGTTGGTGACCTGCTCATGCGTCACTATAATGTGTTTGAATATGGCACCCGAAATAAGAATCGAACTTATACTAACAGAGTCAAAGTCTGCTGTGCTGCCACTACACCATTCGGGAATAAACTACAACAAATTTTTAAAGAACAAGTGTGTATTGTATCAGAACCAAAGATTCTGTCAACCACTGTGTTGTATTGAAACAACAAACAAAAAACCCTAGATTTTTTAGGTCTAGGGTCTTGTGTTTGAAGTCTTTTTTAGAACTTTTTTATCCGTCCCATCCCTCATCTACACAAAACCCGGTTGTAATCGCCCATGAGCTATCGGCGCAATTAACTGTGCGATACTCTGGTTGCAATGTAAAGGGCTTATGGGATATGAGAGACACTTTTTTCTTTCTAAAAAATTAAATATGTTTGTATTATATAGTAAACTTTGAGCCTTGGCAAGCGGCTTTTTGAAATTATTTTTTTTATATTTTTTTCCATGCTATGGGGGTATGTTTTATTGGGTCTGTTGGATTTTTGAAATCACTAAAGATTTCCCATAAATTTTCAGATACGGCAAATTTTGTTAGTAGTCCGGTTTCACGGCCATAGGCATCTATTTCCCATGGTTGAACCCAATAGTCCACTTTGTCTGAGTTGATTTTTTTACCACGCCACTTAGACAATTGGTCATTCGTTTCATCCTGAATATATTGTTTGACATGAACCATTTCATGGGCCAATGTTTCCAGTATTCTTCTGGAACCAATATGTGGATGAATTTCTATTAGAAATTTTCTTGGTTGTTTTCTTGTGTTGTATTTCTCAACACTCGCAAAACCATATTCTTTTATGTTTTCGTCAAATTTAATTTCCACGTAACAGTTGTTCCGTATTCTGGAGTTTGGTACGAGCTCTTTGGAATAGAATAATGCGGCTCTTTCTACAAAAGGCTTGAAGTCTTTGTCTGGACAATTCACTACCTTAACACGCATGGGAACTCCTTTGGACAATAATGTCCCAGGCTTATTTAGAGATTTACATCTTTTCCACTTTCACTCCTGCTTTTTCCAAGAAATGTAAGCCATCTTGGATACGATAACTATTGCGATAATAAACGCTATTGATACCAGATTGGTAAACAAGCTTGGCACAGTCCAAACAAGGTGCATGAGTAACAAAGAGATGAGCCCCAAGGCCAGATTCATTCGATCTTGCCAGCTTAGCGATTGCATTAGTTTCCGCATGAAGTACCTCAGGTTTGGTTTTTAATCTATAACGAAGCCACGGAAGGCCTTCAGTTTTTGGTAACTGTTGTTCACTCCATGGCCACTGTTCTTTAATTTCTTCAGGTGACAACCAACCACCTGCGGTTTGGTCCATATATTCTTTATCTTCACAATTGTTATCCCAACCAGAAGGCATACCATTGTAACCAATTGAAATAATTCTGTCATCTTTGACTACAATGGCACCAACATGAAGTCTACGAGCCGAGGACAATTCTGCAAAAGTCTCCGCCACCTTCATATACGCATCACGAAATTTTTGTTTCATATTATTTTAAAATGGTGGGCTGACTAGGAATTGAACCTAGACTCAATGAATTATGAGTTCACTGCTTTACCATTAAGCTATCAGCCCTTATTTGACATATTCCAAAGAATCTTTCCGCATCCACTTTAACATGCGTCCTCTAGGAATTGGTATCTGTTCCGCCACAGGCAGAAATAGTACACCATCAATCTCTTTGGGATCCCAATCGGATTGAGTAAAATAGATTTCACTTGGGTTCAAGCGGTTGCGTAATTTGCGAATGGAAGTTTTAACAGTTTTCATAATGACATCATTATACAACAAAAAAAAGGGTCTGTCAAGACCCTTTATGGTTATCTACCTTTTAAGGTACGGTCTGACCTGTGTTTCTTGATAGCCTCTATGGCTTCCAATATACTTGAAAATAGTTTTTTAAACATTAGTCTTCCTTTGTTTGAATGGAAATTTTCTTGATGGCGTCTTGAGCCTTCACCATATTTTCCAACCACACCTTAAGCATACCATTAACCAATTCAGCATTCTTAATTTCAATCGTATCCTTCAGTGTGAAGGTGCGTTCAAATGCACGGTTGGCAATACCTTTGTATAGATAATCCTGGTTGTCATCCTCTTTAGAGGCACCTTTGATGGCCAACTTATTACCTTCCATGGTAATTTCAATATCAGACTTTGCAAATCCAGCAACAGCCATTTCGATGACGAACTTGTTGTCTTTGATTTGTTTGATATTATATGGGGGATAAGTTGGTACAGATTTCGCAATATCTTTGGTTGCAGATTGCAACATATCGGTAATCTGGTCTAGACCAATCATGTTTGGGTACAGTTGGTCGAATTTTGGAAACAGTAATCCTGTCATAGTTTTCTCCTTAAAAAGCAAGATTAAAAAATTGCCGCCTCAAAGAGCACGGCACCATTATTATAGTATTATTTATACAGGTTGTCAAGCCGATTGTGGTTTTTTACCAATATTGTACTTCGGTGTTAATTGCCACTCATTCTTCTCTTTGTGGGATAGTATCTTAACCTGTGAAAGGAAGATTGGTGCTGGCACCTCTGTCTGTTTCTTGTTGACAATCTTTACCAAACCCCAGTCTTCCAATAGGTTTACAATTGCATTCCTACGGGACAGGTCATTCTCGGTAATATCTGTTGGTTTGCCGTCTAGGGCAAATAACTCTTTGAAATGTACCACATAGTATTGTCCACGCTTGTGGAGTATGTGGCAAGATTGGTATAATGTTTTGTCCTTCTTGGACGCAACACCGATCCGTGTCAATGTCTCACGGACTTTTAAAAAATCATCTTTTTCATCCAAGGTCACTTCAACTAGGTCTTTAACGTCTATCATTATTCTTCACTCCGCCCGTATCTATTTTTGTTTTTATTTCAGCGATTTGTTCATTAGTAAGAATACGGAGGGCTTCTTTAGCCTTGGCGTTTGAATACCCAAAATAGATTTTCACACACTCAATATTCCTATCAGAATCGGCTTTTTGCCACGGAACGAACTTCCGTTTCATGGGCCTGATACTATTTAGAAGATACTGGTATTGCATGTCCTTGTCCAGACCAGGCCACATGTTCATTTCATTGACATGCAACACACAGTCTAGGTGATTGGAAAGAGACCTGTTGATTAGGAATGGTGCATAATCCTTGTAGTCCAACTCACCTTCTGGTGACTTCTTTCTTAGGATGTAATCTGCATAGTCGAACGGACTCATTTGAATTCACACTCAACCATAAGTTCAGTCAGACAAGCAATCAAATTGATTTCATGGTCGGCCACGAATGCTGCTTGATATTGATACTTGGCCAATATCAGAACCATTTGTGGTACAGAGTTTGGTTTCAATTTGTCATACAATGCATCATAGATGTTTCTAAAGATTCTGGTGATATCATTGTCGAGGTTGTTTGTCACCCATTTACGACAAGAAGCAAAGTCCTTGTTCATAATAGAAGATACCAACTCATTCATTTGAACATCGGAAACTGATGCCAGAATGCCCTTGTCAATTGTGCCACTAACCGAGTAACGCTGCAATTCATTTAGAACACGGCGATTATCTGGAAAGTGTTTGGTAATAACCGCAGCGACAACAGATTTGTCGTAGGTGATACCTTCTTGTTCAAGAATCCATTCAGCACGCTTGAAGAATGCCGCAGCCATCTTTTGTTTGCTGCCATTGATTTTAAAGTCAACAACAGTACAACGAGAATG